ATAATCAAAGATATGTTACGGTGTTATGTGAAATTGTATCTTAAACAGCAAGAAACATTAACCTCTATTGGTGTCCCACCTTCCATTGATTGATTATTATGTCTGATTATGATCCGCAGGTAAATGATTACGTTAGATGGGAGAAAGCCTCAGTTACCTTTGAGGGTTGGGTATACTATAGAGATGAAATGGATGACTATATTACAATAGAATTAGGAACAAAACCAAAACCATATTGTACGATAACTCGTACTCATAAGCATTGCAAATACCACACATTGTTGTTGTGTTATCAGCATGATTGGAGTAAACTACAATATATAAAAAAGAGAAATTCAATTTACGATGAAGATTAGAACTTTGTTACTTGCACTATCAATGATGATAGTGCCACCAGCAATCGCCCATACAGAATCTTATCCGCATCAACATTCGCCCGAAGGTGTTGATAATATTCTGAGGCTTGCTCATCATGAACCTGATGTTGAATCATTTTCATATGATTCGATGGGTTGTATGTTACTACAAGAATGCACTGAAGGTGTGGACCCAATTTGGGGTGTTGGTTACCTTAAAGAACAATATCCTAATTCTGATTGGACCCCAGTTCAAGAAGAGTTTAGTCGTATGTTGAATGCATTGACTCTTATTGATGTTCAAGTATATCTTGCTGATGAAAGTTATTTCCCTGTTGGACATCGTGGTGTATATCATACCGTAGGTAATAATTTCTTTCTGAACAGAGCATTTATGCATCGTCCTGGTGTATTGATGTCAGTTATGAGACATGAAGGATGGCATGCAGCACAAGATTGTATGGCTGGAACGATTGATAATACCATGATTGCTATTATTAAGCCAGAGGAAGATGTTCCTATGTTGTGGCAAGAAATGGTAGAACGTACTTATCCAGTTTCGGCACAACCATGGGAGAAAGAGGCAACTTGGGCAGGTAAAACTGAAGGTATGACTCAATTAGCACTTGAATCCTGTGCTCGTGGTACAATGTGGACCGATTATGATCCAACTCCAATGACCAGAGAATGGCTAGTTAAAAATGGTTACATCAAAGACTGATGTGTGACAGTTTGAATACTGTCCATGAGACCTTGACTTCTTGACCTAAATACCCTATATTATATGGGTAGTCAATCAGGAGTTCTCATGTCTGCCACCTATCTTCCACGCAAAACCAAATATCGGGTAACTCTAGAGCTTGATGTTATGGATGATTTCAACGCTCATAATCTAGATTGGGAAAAGATCCTTGACCTTCAGGGTGACGAACGCGTTGATACATATGTAGAAGATTTGAGTGTACCCGACCACTTCTTCTCCTGACAATATTGGGGGTGATAAATATATTATATTGTCACCTCCACGAATGGCTTACTACCTCACTAAACCATGTTTGATTCAGTCTTCAAAGACCTTGTACTTTACTGGCAGTAGTACATGGTCTGATGAAATATCAGACAAAAAGAATTTTCCTACTAGAGGTCCATTGGACGAAAAGATTGCCAATGTAGACGGTAAATCTGGTGGGTTTAAGAATGCAACTGTAGTAAAGGCATGAAAAACTTACAACTTTTTTTAGAACTTGCATCGGAAAGAGCACAGGCTCTTAAAGATAGACAAGATAAGTTCCAGAAACCCCAAGAATTTAAAGCCGGAGTCGGAACATTTGACACTACAGATGTTCAACAAAACGTTGATGCTGCAAAGGCTGCAAAAGCTGAAAAGGAACAACTAAAGAAAGAAATAAAGAGAGAACTTGCAACTGAAGAACTTGGTACTGGACTGACAATTACTGGTCCTCGTGCAAAACGAAGTGCCGCAGATCGTAGAAAACCTGATGCCAAACCAAGAGTTAAGGCAGTTGGTGGTGGTAAGACTGCGCCAGTAGATTATAAACCACAAGGTGAGAAACCAAACAGAAGTGGCAATAACAAAACTTCAAATACTACTCAACAACCAACTGTAAGAGATACAGAAGGAAGAGAAAAAGTCAAACAGTCATATGCTGATAAGATTAAGGCAGATAGAAGAGCTGCAGCACAAGCAAGAGCTAAGACCAGAAAGTCTGGTGGTGAAGTAAAGAAAACCACAACATCCTCTAAAGATACAACAAAGGCCGCAGACAAACTCCTGTCAACAAAGAAAGCCAAGTCTGTATCTCCTGATTACAAACCAGCCAAAGCTTCGGGTAAGACTAGAGCCGAAAGAGATAAGATTAAAGGTAAAGGCGAAAGCATGTTGAAAGGTATCTTCAAAGATCAAGAGACCGCCAAATATAAGAAAGAAACTGGTGTCAATCCTGATGCTAAAGGTAGACAAAAGATCCTTGGTAGAGTCAATAAGAGGATGAAATGACGCAAAAAATGATGAAGTTGTTCAACACACTCGCAGAGGCTAGAACTTACATCAAGAATGATCAGTCAATCTCATTAGAAAAGGCTAAAGAGTATGTTGAAAGAAATACTGTATTGACAAATGGTGTTACAGGTAGTAAAATATGGGTAATTCTTCCGTAATTAGAGTTACTCACCTCCAATTGACCCCTATAGTATAAGACCACCACTTTATTATGACATTGACCCATATCGAACATCCAGAAGATACTATTTTGACAGGTGATCTGTCAGTATTTGAGTTGTTGTATGATGTCGGTCATATTTCCATGAAAATGGATGGCATGTCTCTTGTGTGGGGTACAAACCCACTCAATGGTAAGTTTTTTGTGTGCACCAAGGCTGCATTCAACAAGAAGAAAGACCGTAAATGTTATACTACTGATGATATATTTGAGCACTTTGGTCATCAAATGGAAGTGTTCGAGATTCTGTCATATTGCCTTAAGTATCTACCAAGAACTGATAATATCTACTGGGCTGATTGGCTTGGTTTCGGTAGAACTGATGTATTGACACAAAATACTCTTACCTATGCATTCCCTGAGGCTATCACTCAGAAACTGGTTATCGCACCACATACTCAAGTGTATGTTACCACCGCATTTCACGAACCTATTTGTGAACCAATTAAAGAACCATTCACTGATAGTAGTATTATTAAATGGGTACAACCTGCCGTTGATCGTATCTTTGGTGGTTATGATGCACCTAAGATTAACACCGACAAGGTTAAGTTCCTGACCGATAAAGAAGCAGGTCAGGCTAAAGTTGCTATCAATGCTCTTATCAAGTCTGGTAAGTATGTTGATGATGCATCACTTACTGATATTCTAGGTTGTCCTTTTTTGACCAATTTGTATCAGTTGGTAATTGACATTAAGTATGACTTGATGGATAGTTTGATCATCAATGATGCACCGACTGCATACCTTCCTAACGGAAAAGAAACCAACGGTGAGGGCTATGTCTTTCACTCCGACACTTATGGCTCAGTCAAACTGGTAAATCGTACCGAGTTTGCATATGCTAACTTCAACAATGGGTTTGGTAGCTGATTGTTATGACACAATTTAATGTAAAAGGTGCCTGGACTGATCGTAATGGTCGTAGGCATAACTTTGAGATACAAACTGATAGTGCGGACAGATCTTTGATACGGGATATTGTAGAATCACAGTATCCTGCAGAGAGAGTTGTAATTAACTCGGTTCGTCAACGATAATAAAGTTACTCACCTCCAATTGACCTCCATAATATAATCACCACCACCACATGACTACTGCTCAAAATCATCTTAAAAATCAACTTAAGTTGATCATGTCTCTTGATCAATCTCAGTTGGATATTTACACTCGGGACACCATGTTCAAGTGTATTGAAGATCTTTCTGGTGGTATTTGTTGGAGTTCTTCACTTAAAATTGATGAAACTGGTGCACTTCTTACTCCCGATGCATTTCTGAGATGGAGTGAATACCCAGATAAGACTCTATCTAAAGTTATTGACATGAAAGTCAAAGGCGGAAATAGTCTTACCAAAGAACACTTTGGTGGTGTTCGTAGTGGATCAAAGTTTATTTTTGCATATCATTATGATAAGTTTATTGAGGATAAATCTTACGATCTAATCAACAATTTCTTGACAGATATTGATAGATTGTCTAAAGTAGTTGTATCTACTCGTAGTGAAAATGAAGCCTTTGCTCTAATTCGTAAGAGAACTCCACAAGATTACAAAGAGATTAACATTGGTAAGTTAATCTATGTCAAAAATGTATCACGAAAGAAATTTGTTGACTGTAAACATAATGTAATTGATTCCGACCTTACTCCATACTTTCCAAAAGTATTGTTAAGGTGATAAAGTTACTCACCTCCAATTGACCCCTATAGTATAACACCACAATTTTATGATCACTCTTCGCCCACATCAAAACGAAGCCCGTGATGCAATGCATGTTAATAGTATTGGACAGGTCATAATTCCCACAGGTGGAGGCAAGACTCTAATTGCAATCACTGATGCAATGAAACGGTTTGAGGTAAATGTTCCTCGTACCATTGTAGTTGTGGCTCCTAGACTACTCCTTGCCAATCAGTTGTGCAGTGAGTATATGGAGCACATCACTAATGCTAACGTTTTGCACGTGCATTCTGGTGATACTCATTACTTCAGCACTACGAAATCTGATCGTATCAAACTATTTGTTGATATGTGTAATCATGTTCGTGAGCATGTTATCATCTTTACCACATATCACTCTCTCCATCGTGTGGAAGAGTCCGGTATTGCGGTAGATACCATTTACTTTGACGAGGCACATAACTCTTGTCAGAATAACTTCTTTGGTCCTACTGAGTATTTCAGTAAGAAGGCTGATCGTTGTTACTACTTCACTGCCACCCGTAAGACTTCAGTCACACCAAAGAAACATGGTATGAATGATGTTGATACTTATGGTCAGGTGATTGCACGTGTATCTGCACCAACTCTGGTTGACGGAGGTTACATCTTACCACCTAAAGTCAAGGTGATTGAGATGGATAAAGTTGACAAAAAGTCCCTCACACCTTATCTTGAGAGTAACAATGTTCTTGCGTCTATTGATGAACTAGACATCAAAAAGATCCTAGTATGTGTTAAGACCACACGACAGCTACAGAATATCTTTCTGACAGACTTTGCAGAACAACTCAAAGAGCGTGGTTATTCTTATCTCTACATCACTAGCAAGACTGGTGCAGTTGTTGATGGTAAGAAGGTAAAGCGTGAGGAGTTCTTTGAAACTCTAAATGCATGGGGTAAAGATGTAGATAAGAAGTTCGTTGTTCTTCATCGTTCCATCCTATCTGAGGGTATCAATTGTTCTGAACTCGAAGCCGTTGTGTTTCTCCGTAACATGGATGTTATCGAGATGTTGCAGACTGTTGGTCGTGTGATTCGTGTTGGTTCTTCTAACAAAGTCTATGGTATGTTGTGTGTTCCAGTGTATAATAACGTTGGAGTCTCCACTCAAAGAGCTCTACAAAATGCTGTAGATATTGTCTTTGAGAAGGGTGAGATGTGCGACAGTGTTGTTCGCCGGTAATTGGCCCAGTCATACCAAGGGATCTGGGGGTATCATAAACTGATTTTTCCATATCCTAACCGTTTGGGTGTGTTAGGTCATCCGTCCCCGTCCCGTTATTGAAAAAAGAGTTTTTATGTCTTTCAACTATACAAATTCAAACA